AGCCTATAGCTGCTAGTTCTGTGGATCGATCTATGTCGACTTCACGGGACTCTACTGCTCGCTGTTTCTCAGCAGAGTCACTCAAGCGCTCCGTCCGGAGAGCTGTCAAAATCGCCCTCTTGGAATTTAGAATTCCGGGCGATTTCCCCATTTCTGGGGTTGACTGCTCTTCGGTCCGGCGGAGCTTCGAAGGAGCCACCATGGCGCTGTTAAAGGCGCACCATGGCAGCGTACGGGGTAGGAAGCGGCTCTCTCAGCTTCTTGCCTCTTGCAGGCGTCTTTTTGACGTCCCGTGCAAGCGCTGTGACAAGATCAACGGTGGGTTGGCCAGTGAAAAGTGGGCCTGCCACGCGACTGAGCGCGTGCCACGTGAAGCTGAAGACACCGCTCGGGTGTGGGCCGACCTTTGGTTGAAAGACCGGGTCCGTGTCCTCGTCTCCGGGTGGGGTAAGGGGTTGGAGAGAGAACGCGCGGGGAGGGGTGTTGGTGGTGAGGGTGTCTATTGCCCGGACGGACAGGGGTGTTATGAGGTCCGACAGATGGACGGGGGGACTCTAGCTTGTGGCCCTGACTCCTATTCTGGGAGTTACAACAGGGTTAGGCTGGGTGTGGCCAAGACCAAAGGAAAGCATCGGGTGGTTACCATGCAATCCGCTCAGGTAAAGAAGGTCTTGCGCCCCCTGCATAACGCGCTTTATAACCACATCAGCAGCTTTGGCTGGTGTGTCCGTGGCGATGTGACGAAGGAAGACTTCATGGCCGTCCGTGAGGGTCTGAAGGAAGGCGAGAGTGTCATCAGTGGCGATTACTCCAATGCTACTAATGAGATCTACCTTCCTGTTGTTCAGGCTCTTGTGGAAGTCATCTCGGAGGATCCTCACCTCACCGACGTGGAGAGAGAAGTGTTGCTTGGTTCGTTCTCGGACATTGAGTTCAAGACCACCATCTGCAAGGTCGCGGAGCACTACCCGATTCGTCGGGGGTCCATGATGGGGAATCTTTTGAGCTTCCCATTGTTGTGCTTGCTCAACCGCGCTTGTTACGATGTTGTTGTGGATACTCTTTGTCCTTCTGAACGGTTCGAGAGGAAGGGGCGTTTCAACGGCGATGACTGTCTTTTCCGTGGCGACCAGGTTTTCTACGACACCTGGGTTTATGTCACTGGTCTTTTCGGTCTCGTTGTGAACGAGGAGAAGACTGGTCGTAGTCGGACCTGGGGGTGTCTAAACAGCACCTGGTTCGACTACCGGCGGCGTTCATTCGTTGCCAGGCCGGTCCTCTCCTTTCTGCGTCTCGACCCGACGAAACCGGGGAGCATTCTTCGACAGGTCCTTTCGGGCATCTCGAGCTTTCGGAAGTCTGTTCAGCTGTGGATAGTGAATAGTCTGATGAGGCACGAGATCTCAATACGAGGTGTGGAGTCAGATTTGGGGTATCTGTCTCCCTCGTGGCGAGCTGTTCTCCTGAAGCGTCGATGGTTCCGCTGCGCCCTGTCGTGGGGCGGTGCGTCAACTATCAAAACCGGCGATGATCGGCAGGGTCCTGTGGTTGTTGGACCTGTGCCTGTCAGAGCGGCCTGGAAGTTTGTGGCGGAAGCTCACGGTGAATTGGAGAAGGAGAGAGTCGAGTACTGGACGGGTCGTAACGTCCGCGCCGTAAGGGAGGTGCTCGATCGCCGTGAGTGGAAGTTGCAGAGGACTAGGTCGCCCCCTCTGAAGGGCGTTCGTTACCGATTCGGTGGGTTAAGGTGGAAGTTTGTCTGGCCAAAAGTTCTTTTAGAGTTCTTCCAAGACAACTTCCCGGATCTCCTTATCCGCTCGTGTATGTGGAAGTGGCTGGATGACAACCCGCTGCTGACCGTACGTCGAGATTGGTACGTGGAGGTGCCCGCTTCGGTTTATCCAACCCCGTTGTCATTACTTCGGGGCTGCGTCCGGGCCGACGGAGGAGTCTGGGTTTGAGAGGGCAAGCGAAGGGAGGGAGAGGTGGACGTGTCTCCGATGATGGTAATCGATGGCGGCTGTTTGGTGATGCGGATGAGGGAGTGCGGTTTAGTAGCAGTGACAGAGGGTGGGATCTCCCTGGGCGGCGACCGAAAGGTCGGCCACGGCCTCGGCCTGAGGGGAGGCGAAGCCTGCTTCGGCAGGTGGGGGTTAGCTGTCAACGGCGCACTTTCTCGAAGTTGATCTAGACGTGGGTCCGTCCCGGTCTTGCACCGGAAACCCAGTCGGGCGGAGGCGGTGTGTCTACCTCGCCAAGGTAGAACCTCCAATGCGAATACTCCTCTTCCTGGTGAAGTGGAGACCTCGGCATTTAGCCAGGAG